GCGCGGTTGCTGGTGATGCCGTACGCGCCCGCGCCGGTGTAGTGCTGCGCCCAGTTCGATCCCAAGCTCGACGAGTTCGCCCGGGTCATGTTGTCCGACGCCGAGTTACCACCCGACGCCGCGCCCTGCTGCGCCGCAAGCAGAGCGGCGAGTGCCGCCTTCGCCTCGGTCGCCTTGTCGGTCGCATTGAACACGCCAGCGAGGAGCGTGGAAATGTCGGTCATCACCTGCGACAGCGGCACACCGACGCCGGCACCGCCGACACCGGCGTTGATGTTGTCGGCGATCGTCTGGATCCGCCCACCGACCTCTTGGGCCGCATTGAAGAGGTCGGTTAGGGGGTTGTCGCCGGGCAGCGGATCGCCATCGAATGCGGCGCGAAGGGCGTCGATGACGTTGTCGATGTCGCCTATGATGGGCAGGTTCTCGAGCCAGGTCTCAAAACCGTCCTGGATTTCCGCGAGAGTGTCCCAGTCCTCGGGTTCGCCGTCAAAGATCGCGCCGAGCAGGATCGACAACGGCCCGAGCATCATCTTTTCGATCTGGGTTGGGATCTTGACGCGTGGCCGGATGTTCCGGCGGATGCCACCGGTAGCGCCTGGCAGCGCATTCCAGGGTGTGCCGTTCTCCGACACGGGGGTTGACATCAGTCGTTCATCCCCTCGACCTCGTCAGGTAGCTCGATCTCATGGTCGACCAGCTTGCGGCGTGCCTTGGCGACGTAAACGCGCAGTGCCAGCACCACCCGATCGAGGTGCGTGATCGACCGATCCCGCTGCCGCAACCTCTCTTTCAGGTCAGCCAGTTCCGCCTCGTGCTCGGCAATGTCCTGTGCCCGGCGCACGCGGAACCCATCCGCATCACGGTCACGGGCAGCCTTCTCCTGATCCAGCTCCGACTCCAGGGCCTCGATCTTGGCGTGCAACTTCGCGAGATCGTCTAGCTTCACCTTGGACCGGGTCGCCAGGATTCCAACAACCAGGGCGCCCGTTGCGGTGATCAGACCGCCAAACGACGCGATCAACTCGGGGCTCATCGGTGACCTCTTTCCGCGTCGCCGCGGGCGATCGCAATATGCAGAATCGCCATGAACCCGGCGAACGTCCCGTGGACGACGGGAACCGGCGGCTCAGTCAGAACCGCCGAGAAGAGAATGCATGCCGAGTAGAACGCAAGCATCACCGATGCGGCGATATGCGCATTGACGAATCCTTTTGCCCGCGAAGCGGACAGGAGTAGCGCTAGGCCTGTTGCAAGGAAGCCTACGAACCAGACTGGCCCGAAGTTCTCCACGTACACCACTGCCGATACTTGGCCGGGCTGCAGCGGTCGGCGCACCAGCTCCTCAGGGGAGATGTACAGCACGCCGACCGCGACGTTCATGCAGCCGGTGACCGCGGCCATCAGCCGCGCACCGAGCATCAGCTTCGCGGCTCAGCTGCAATCCACGGTGCCCAGCGCGTCAGGAACTCGTTGACGCGTGGGTCGGCCATGGTGCGGGTGATGGCACCGGACACCGCGAGCGCGCCGACGACGGCCGCTGAAGTCGGCTCGACGCCGGAGGTCTGCACGACCACCGGGACGAGCAGTGCTATACCGGGGACGATCTGCACGGCGGTGCGGACCACGGTGCGCCAGGGGTACTGCCCCTGGGTGTTCAGAGCAGTGTGCCGCCCCATGTCAGCGCCCCGGGGGAACATAGACGGTGTCACCCTTGCTGACCTTCACCGTGCCGTTCAGATCGCAGAGCAGTTGCCCACCCTCGAAGTCCTGCACGATCACATTGCCGACCTTGTACTCGTCGGATGTCGGCCAGCCGAGGTGGCCGCGTTCGGCCTGCTCGCTCTTGAACCAGCGGTCGCCGATCTGACCGTGAACAGCGAATCCTTCCTTGCCGTACTTTCGGTAGATCGCGCCACCCTCAAACCCTTGGGCGTCACCGATGTTCTGCTGCGTGACCGGGTCTTTCGCGATGGCGTGGTACATGAGCGGCATGCCCAGGAACCCGGCCTCGTAGTCGTACTTCTTGTAGGTCTCGAGGACCAGGGCGGGCACGGGCACGGTGCGGTTGACGTCCGCCCGCCAGTAAATGTTGCCCTGCTCGAACTTGGCGAGCTTCCCCTGGATCTTGCGGGTGTCGAACTCGGCCGGATCCAGGCGCTTGCCGAGCCACGGCGAGAATCCGTATACGCGATTGATCTGGTTCTCGATCACCGCGGGAGGTGCTCCCTTGAGTTCCTTTTGAACCATGCTGATGTCGGCGCGGAACTTGTCCATGTTGATGCCGCCCGGATCCCACTTTCCTTGCGCGGGCCCGGCCCATTCCTTGTGTCCGATCGACCGGTCACTGCCGTAACGCAGGTGATTGAGGATGGCAGCCTGGCCGCGCACGTACGCCCAATACTGCTTCGAGCTCCAGCCCTCGGTGCCGTTGTTATCGGCTTCCGTTCCGATGGTCACCTGATTCGCGTTGTTGGTGGCGATTCCCGGCCACGCGCCTTCGCCTGCATGCCAAGCGATTCCGACACCGCACAGGAAGTACTTACCGGCACGGTTCAGAAACAGTTGCGAGCAGAGACCAAGTGACGGGCTCTCGGCGATCGACCACGGACTCGAGTTTCCGGTGGCGCCAGTGTGGTGGTCTACGCACCCCCAGATGAACTCAAAGTCGCCATGTCCGCGCTCGTAGGCGCCGTCGAGTTCCTCGACCTCGAGCCCTGCGCCTCGCAGGACCGCGGTCAGCCAGGTTGGGTCAGCCATCAGTTTCTCCTTTGTGAATGTGGTGGTTTGTCAGTTGGATGCGACTGCGGCCGCGTTGACGCCGCCAGCGAGTTCGCCGATCTTGCCGATGACCCGATCCCACGCAGAGCGCAACTTGAGATCGTCACCGAGCGTGATGGATTCGGTCAGCAGAGTCCGAGGATCGTCAGTGACCTCGACCGTGTTGACGTGCTGCTCGATCGTCGTGCCCAGGTGCTCGCACGTCATGATGTCGCCGAGCTGAAAACGGGTGCCGTCGTCGATATCCTTGCCGAAGCTGTAGCCACCCTGCCCGGCCCGCACGGTGATGCGGATCGTGTCCTGCCCGCCGATCTCCTTGAGCTTCTGCGTGCCCGCGGCGAGCGCGTCCAGGGAAAACGCCGTCGAGGAGTTCGCGAACCCCTCAGCGAGCCCGTGCGGACCCATCACCGCCTTCAAATCCGGGTCGGTGAACTGTGAGAAGGCAAAGAACAGGTCGTTGAAGATGTCGCCGACAGCCGGTGCGACGCCGCCGATCTGGAGCGCCGACATTGCCGCGCCGATCAGTGCGTTGATCCCAATCTCTATGGCCTGGTTCAGAATCTCGGGAGCCTTGCCGCCCACGATCACCTGCCAGCCCTCAGGCGTGGACCCGGCGCGCTCGTAGTCGACAACGTTTCCGCCGTCGACCCGCCACTGCATGTGCCGACGGTCCCGCTTCTGCACGGTGTCTACGACGTAGCAGGTCTTCTGAGCGGTGAGCCAGTTGTCGGGATTGGCCAGCCCCAACAGGTTCCCCGGGTTGAGGAAGTAGAAGAAGTTCTGCAACCCCTCCCACGAGATGATGTTCTCGAGGTGCCCGAGACTGTCGGCGTTGAAGACGCTGCCCGGATCCGGGTCGATGCCGTGCCGGTAAAGGCTCACGGTCAGCGCCCGGTCACTGTTCGCGAGGTGCGTCTTGAACACCTCGTCCATGCGCGTCATGCGCGCCCAGACCGCAATCAGATCCTCAGTGCTGTCGGCCATGTAGTCGAGGAGCGCGTCGAGACTTGAGATGTCGTTGAGGTCCGGCAGATCCGGGATATCAGCCTGGATCGGCAGTTTCGCGTAGACGGGTACCTGCAGGCGGGTCGCGTTCTTCGCAATGAAGTACTTGGCGACACCGTCCAGGGGACCGAATCCGATGTCATGTTTGGGTGCCTGGAATTCCGCCCTTGGGAACAGCGGTTGCGGCCACGCGAGCATTGACTGAAGCCACACCCAGTTGTTGATGCAGTAGGCGGTGACGATCTCCTGCCCGGGTTTTCCCTTGCAGGAGAATGTCATCACCCGGCCGTCCCACGGGATGCCGTTGTATTCGGTACGAATCGAGATGGTGCGTCGCCGGACTGCGACGATGTGCTGAGCCATCGGATGTGAGATGGGGATGCGGATCTCGGCGACCGCCGGCATGTTCCACGCCCACTGGAATCGGGCGTACTGGTACGGGCCGAACGGCCGCCAGTGCTCGACGCCGTTGTCGGTGGAGACCTCGATGTTGAATCGCTGCGTCTGGATTGTGTTGGGTTTGCGGGGGCCTGGGACTATGATCATCCCCATCAGCCGACCCCCGCCCAATACTGTTGCGGCAAAGTGATTTCGATGCGCTGCGCGGTGCCCTCGACGGTGATAGGTGTGTCGACGGTGATACCGGCGTCGTTCCGTTCGGTGGCCCGCTTGTTCCAGGACTGCAGGCCAACCTTCGTCGCCCAGACGTCAGTGTTCGTCTCGTCGTGCACGAGCGGCAACGACGGGTTCGTGTCGATGCGGTATTGCTTGCCCGCGCCGATATTGGCGAGCGTCACCTTCTCGCCGCCGAGACCGATCTTGAGTCCAACCGTCGGGCCGTCGATGACATAGAACGGGGCCGCCGAGAAATCGCCGAGGTTGCGGATCGAATGTCCGGTCAGGTCACCGGACTCGAGGACAACGACGATCGGCGCCGCGTCCCAATACGATTTGTCGCTGTAGAGCGTGAACCGTGCCCGGTTGTAGTAACCAATGGCCCGAGCATCTTTCAACGGCACAGGAGGGTTTTGGTCATTGTTGCGGACGTACTGCCACCGGTGTGTGCCGGCGTCGGTGTCCTCGACATGGAACTCGGCGAGGCTACGGCCCTTCCCAAGTGCGCGCTCCCACCGGATCGCTTCGGCCACACCAGCGTCACCGGACTCGACAGGGCCGAAACGGTATTCGGCTGTGATTTTGTTGACCTGATCGATCTGTCCGCGCCACCATGAACCGCCGTAGCCGGCCTCCTCTTGGTAGACCGGTTGGCGAGGTGGGCCGTGGATGCCCTCGGGATCGCTGATCAGACGAATCGGGCCGAGACCGTCGGACATGTCGTAGCGGACACCGTTCGTGCCCAGCAACCAGTAGTTGATGCTCATCGCATCGTCGCCGATTTGGTGAGCGCGTCGGTGACAGCCTGTTCGGTGACCTTCCCCGCCTCGTCCTCGCTGCGCACGATGATCTGTCCTCCGCTGCTGACGTAGATTCCAACGGACGTGTTCGGGGTGTTGAGCAGCTCGTCGAGCTTCCCGAGCGCCTCCTCGAGCTGTGGGCTCGAGTTCGAAGCGGTCGAGAACCCGTTGAACTGGCCGCCGGAGAATGCCGACGAGATCATCGCTGCGCCACCGACACCCGCGACGCCGAGCCGGTAGAGCTGCTCGAGGTAGTAGGCGGGGCTGTGGTCGGTCAGCTTGACCCGGGCCACGGCCGGCGAGGTGTAACCACCGAACCCGCCGATTGGGCCACCATCAGCGAACTTCCCGGCGTTGACGGCGTGCATGAATCCGAGCCCGTATTTGTTTACTGCGGCCGTGCGCATCATGAACTCGCCGTTAGATCCCCACAGCGGTATGTCGTCGGATGTGCCCGTGCCGGGTCCAGTGATCGGACCGCCGGTCGCGTACCTCGTGAACACCGCCGACGCGACCGCGTTCTGCACCTTGGGGTCGGCGATCTTCGCGGGCCAGTTGGTGACGAACACGTTCTGCGCGTTGCCCTCTGCGCCATTCACGCCATAGGACGGGCTTGGAACCGACGATGCGCCAGTGGACGAAGGGAGGTCTGACTGCGAGCCGAGGTTCGCGCCCGTGCCAGTCGCGTTCGGATCCTCCGAACCGAGCGGGAACCACGCGAAGTCAGTCGCGCCGATCTCGCGGGAACTCGCCGCGCCAGCGCCGACAGCGCCGTCACCCGACTGACCACCCATCTCAAACGGGGTGTCGCCGTATGCCGGATCTTGGATCAGGCCCGCGGTGTGGCCGCCGCCTTCGCCGCCGTTGTACCAACCGTGCTCGATCGCAGGGACTCCCGGAGGCGCCTGCCCTGCCATATAGCCGCGTGCTGCGAGCGCCTCAGCCTCGTTGGCGGTGGCAAACCGTCCACCTGCCTCGGTGTCACCGGTTGTCGCGAAGTTCGCTGCTTTGGACTGTGCGCCCGAGCAATCGGTGTTCCACGTTCCGTCCCAGCCGCCGAACGTGTACATGCCGCCCGCGAGACCGGTGATCGCCTGTTTGACCGATGCCGGTGTGCGGATCGGGCCGCCGTCGGCGTACTTCCCGGCGTTCACCCGCTCCATGAACTCGTAGCCGTATTTGTCGACGGCCGCGGCTTGCATCATGAACTCGCCGTTGGATGCCAGGATCGGCACCTGATCTGCTTTCGGCCCGCCAGGTCCGACGATCGGGCCACCATTCGCACGCGGGATGAGCTGACCGCCTGGCCCGATCTTGTACCCCGGCGTGGTCGGTGGTGGCGTGCCAGTGACCGCGTAGTTCGTGAGGATGTCGATCGTGCGCGGTTTGGTCGTCTCGTTGAGCGAGGTGTTCAACGCGTCGATGTCGGTTTTGACCGCCGGCGCATTCGATGTAACGAGAATGGACTTGCCGTTGTTGGTGACAACCTCGATGCCCAGCTTCTTGAGGGTGTCCAAAACCGCTGGTGCAAGCGGTGATTCGACAACGATGTTCTTGTTGTTGTCGGTGGTGACTTTGACGCCGAGCTGAGTGAGAAGCTCCCTGACCGCATCGCCGCCCGGGGCAGAGATGTCGATCGGCTTCTCGCGTGGCAGCAGGTTGAGCGTGTCGATCAGTGCGAGTGTCTTTGCTGTCTGATCATCCGTCTCGGCGATCGACTGCTGCTGCGCGATGATGAAGTCGTCGATAGTGGCTGTGCCGTTGCGGATCTTGTCGGCCAGTGTGAACATCGCCGAACCGGCGGTGTTCATGTTCTCCGCGCCCTCTTTGAGCCCGTCGATTACGCCTTGTGTTTTGCTGGCGGTGTCCTGCATCGCCTGGCCGACGGACTTCATTCCGGGCACTTGCTCGAGGACGCCACCGAGCGCGGACATCATGACGGTGATCGGTGTCACGAATCCGTCGATGACCTGGAGGCCAGCCTGGTACGCCATGCTCCCGAACTGGAGCATTGCACCGGCGCCGTCGAGGAGGCCAGCCGTGACGCTGATCGCGGTTTTTGCCAGCTCCGCGAAAAAGATCAGGATCTCTTCTTGGTGGGCTGTGACCCAATCTGCGGCGTCACCGATTGGTGGTGCAAAGGCCTCCGCCAGTTTGAGCTTCATCGAGTCGGCGGCTTGTTCGATCACGCGCCGAGCGGTCTCTATCTTGCCGGCTGCATTGACGCCGATGGTGTCGCCAGCCTTCTTGGCTGCACCCTCGACAGAACCAAAGTCGGCGACCGCCTTCGATGGATCCCACTGAGTGAACGCGCCGATGAAGTCGCCAGCGGTGTCGCCAAGTAGCGCCTGCGCTGCGGCGGCCCGTTTTGCCGGGTCTTCAATGGCGCGGATTGCGTCGAATACCTGATCAAACGCTGCCTCGGCCTCAGGTCCGCCCTTGACGAACTTTTGGTACATCTCTTCGCCGTTGAATCCGAGTTCGGTGAAGGTCGTGGTGAGGGTGTCGCCCTCTTCGTAGACCCGTCGACCGAACTCGCGGATGGCGTCCGCGGCTCGGTCCGTGTTGTCGACACCGTTGTCGAGCGATTGTTTGATCAGGGCGAAAGTCGTCTGCGCCGATAGGCCAGTTTGTTTCCAGCCGGCCGAGTACTCGGACACTGAGTCGATCAGGTCGTCTTGAGCGTTCATCCCCTTGTTGCGTCCAGCGGCAATGAGATCGAACGCCTCGTCGACGTTTGCCACCAGACCTGACTTCACGAGCCCCGAGACTGCGCGCAGTGAATCGGCGGTCTCGGTTTCGAGGAGGGTGTTGAGAACGTCGGTCTTCTCGATCAGGCTTTGCATGTCGTCGGCAGACGAATCCACACCGATCAGCCCGAAGTCGAACCCTGCCACGACCGCATCCCGATTGGCCGCTACCGATTCACCGAAGTTGTTGGCGTACGCGGCTCCTGCGGCCTGGCCGACAGTGGCCATCGTGGCGTCGTCGATTCCGAGTTTGGCTTGCGTGACGTCGATCTCGGACTGCATGCCGAAGCCCTCGACGACCGCCTCGGCGAGCTGCGCGCCAGCAACCGACCCGATGGCCATCACGCCAGCGAGCGCCGCGGCGATCGGTCCGCCTTTACCGGCGAGCCCCTTGATCTTGCCTGCGAATCCAGCGAGGAACCCAGCGCCACCCGCATCGCCGGCGTCGCCAGCGGCACCGGCCGCATCGCCCATCGAATCCTCGGCCTGCTGCCCGGCCTGTCGCCACGCGTCACCGACACCGCCCGCAGCGCGCTCGGCCTCCTGGCCGTTCTGTCGCCACGCATCGCCAACGCCACCGGCGGCGCGTTCAGCCTCACTGCCTTGCTGGCGCCACTCTGCGCCTACACCGGTGGATGCGCGTTCGGCTTCGGTACCGGCGTCACGGAACGCAGCTCCGACACCCTGTGCGGCACGCTCAGCCTGTGTCCCCGCGTCGCGGTAGCCCTGGCGGATCTGCTGTGCCGACCGGTCAGCGTCGCGCCCGAGCTGCTGGAAGCTGTTCCCGGCCTGGCCGACGGACCGCCGGAACGCAGAGTCGTCCAATTCAATGCGCGCCTCAAGGACGCCGACATTGAGCGACACTAGCGACGGCCCTTGCGCTTACGGCCCTGTGCCTGCTTGACCGGCTTCGTCTGCGCCTGTGCATCTTTGAAGTTCGGCGGGCGACCCCAGTACGCAGCAGCCGGGATCGGGCCGCGGCCGTAGTACAGCAGCGCTGTTGACCCAATGCGCATCAACTCGGGGAACGAGGCTCCGTCGTCGATGATCTGCGACCACACACCACCGCGGTACTCGTCGGTCTCCTGGTCGAGTTCGGCGCCAAGGAGGTTGGCCATCTCGGCGAGTTTGGTCGTGTCGGAGAGCGATTCGGTGCTGGCGAACAACTGTTGCAAGCGCAGTCCTGTTGCAGCCGATGGTGGTTCGATCCGGTACTCGTGGCCACGGTCCTGCAGCGTCAGACCGAAGTCGACATCAATCTGCCTGAACACGGTCATGATTCACTCACTCTCATCGCCAGCGTTGGCGGCAGGTTGTGTCGGGTCAGGCGCACGGACGAGCGCGCCCAGGCGTGTGTTCGGGCGGTTGATCAGGTCGAGGATGTTCCACTCGAGCCACTGCATTGGGTGATCGTCGAGAGCTGTTGAGTAGCAGTCGATCCCCCGATCAGCCAGGTCGAGAACGATCTCGCGCCAGAATTCGAGGAGGGACGGCCAGGTGAGAGATCGGCCGGGCCGGTTGTCGACGGACTCGGCGCCTGAGCCGGGAGTTTGGGAGCCGAGCCGGTACCACTCGCGGATGCCGAGTTCGTTCGGCTCGCCGCCGCCGGGATCGTCAGGGCCTAGTGCGCCCGGGCGTGGGTCGTAGAGCCCGTGGATGCCTTGCTTGAGCGGCGATGTCGTTTCCGCTTCTTGCCCCCCGCTTTCGGGGGCCGAGGTTTTCCCGGCGTCGGCTCCCCACCCGGGTTGGTCCACTCGTTTTCGGCGGCGCGCTCACTAAATCCATAGTGCAACAGCGCGGTTCGCCCGGCGTGGATGATCTCGGGCCATGACACGCCGTCATCCACCATCTGTTGGTAGACGCCGCCGACCCATGTGCCGCGGTCGACGATCGTGGTGACCGGTGCACCTGCGCCGTCGGTGAGCTGTTTGCCGGTTCGGGGATCGCGGACGGGAACGGTGTGCACGTCCGGTTCCCAGGTCGCGCCGAGCACCCGCATGATCTCTTCGGACTCGTCGCGTGCGTCGAGCACCGTGCTCGGGTCGATGAACAGCATGCGCAGCCGTAGGCCATCTCGGGCGTTCGGCTGGGGGATGCGGTATTCGACATCGCCGATGGGCAGTTTCAGTGCCGGGTCGAAGAACTTGCGCAGATTGTCGTACGCCACAGTGGCCTCCTGTGTTGTATGGGCATGCGAATGCGCGCCCCGCCAACGAATCTGGCGGGGCGCACATCAACGCACTGGGGTCAGGCGGGCGTGACCGTGAGGGTGCCGCCGGTCAAGCCGACGGGGGTGCCGGCCTCGAGCACGCCGCCCGGGGTCGTTACAACCCAGTTCGGCGAGGCGCCGGTGACAGTCCAGTCGGACGCCTTGAATCCGTCGTCGAGAGCGACGAGCGCGGACTTGACCTGAGCGTTGGTCGCACCGAATGCGATCTGCGCGGTGATCTCGTCGCCGTCGTAGATCAGCGGGAACGTGCCGGCAGTGGCGGCGCCGACGGACACGTTGAACACGAGCGGCGTGAGCGGGATCGTGATCGGGGTGGGGTTGCCCCGGCCCTTCAGTGTGCCGGACCACTTCTGCAGCGCGGGCGGCTTCTCCCCGGTGCTCTTCACGCCGGCGGTGGCGTAAAACTCGAATGCCTCCGGGATGCCGTCGGTTCGCCAGTACCGCATGTGCACGATGCCCTTCTTGCGGTAGGTCCGCGAAGCCACGAGCAGCGCTTGGACGCCGGGATCGATGACGAACGTGTTGTCGACCTCATCGCCCTTGGTCAGGCCGTCCACGCCGATCGTGAACGCGGTGCCGACGGGATACTCAGATGCGGCGCCGTCCGAGCTGACGTCGGTGTCATCCTCGGTCTTCTGCTCCCACGCCGGATCCCACTTCTGGACGCCGCGGCATTCTTTCCAGTCCTCGGGACCGGAGTTGCCGTAGGCGACATCGATTTCGACGCGGACCTGGCCGGCGGTGGCAACGGACATGGCCGCAGTGTTTGTTGCTGCGAGCGGAGAGCTCATTTCTTTCTCCTTGCTTAGGGGTTGAGACGGACCGCGTACGAATCCGCTTTCGTCCATCGGCTGTTGGCGTCGGGCTCGGGCAGCCCGTCGATGGTCCGGGTCACCGACAGGGGCGACACGTTGCCCGGCCAGCGACCGGGAGTCAGGGTGTGGAGCAGCTCGAAGGCCTGGTGCGCCCAGTCGATGACGACGCGGTCATCGGTGGTGCCACGGAATCGGAGTTGCAGGAACACGAGCGGGTTCGTCTGGACGGTGAACACGTCGGGGTCGGTGTTGTAGAGGGTGATCGCGACGGCGAGGTCGGGGATGTTCGCGCCGTCCCGGAGCTTGCCGAAGAACACCGCCGGCTTCGTCTCAGCCTTGGTGTACAGGCCGGACTCGCGGTAGACCGCACAGTCGTTGTCGTGCATGTGCATTGCGCACCCGACGCGTACGGCGTTGGGGTGGATGGTCACAGTGACCGCCGGATCCGATCGGCCACCACGGCGAGCGCCTCAGCGCCATTGTTGACCACCGTCTTCTCGAGGTACTTCGCGGATCGGCCGGCGTCGTGAGCCCATTCGGTGTGCTCGTGCTGTGGTATGGCGTACTTGGTGTTGTAGCCGATCGCCGCCTGATTGCCTTGCGCCGCGGTGGTGCCGGATCGGATGAGTACCGCCTCTTCGATGGGGCAGATGCGGTTGGACTCCTCGAGAATGAACTCGGCGCCGTCGTGCAAACCAGCTTCCATGGCGGCCTCGGTGGCGGAAATGACTGCGTTGCCGTTCCATTCGATGTTGGTAGACACGGTGAGCCCTCCTATTCGAGGTCGACGCTGTAGTAGTTGGGCGCGCCTTCGACGTCGATGATGTGCCGCTCTTCGGCGATCACCTTGCGCGTTGTGCCGTCGATGGTGACCTCGGAGTCAACAGGGATCGTCGAGACGTCGACGGAAAGCGCAATGCCCGCCTCGGACATGACCTGATCGCCAGACGCGTTGCGAACCAGCTTCCGTTTGAACCTGATCCGACCACGAACCGGCTCAGGCGAGTCCAACGTGGTGCCGTGCGCGCCGTCTCCCAGGTAGCGTTCAACGACCGCCGGGCGGCTGAACAGGACACCGAGCGGGTCAGACACGGGGGCTCGCGAGGCCGGCGTCACGAAGGATGGCGAGCGCGTCATCGTGCAGGCTGGTCATCGCCTCGGCCCGGGCCTCATTCGTCAGGTACGAGTCGTAGGACACTGTGCCGCCATCGACTCCGATGGAGGTTGCGCGTGGCGCCTGACCTCCAGGACCGGCGATCACGTCGTAGCCGCCCGCAAGCCACACCTCGACCTGAGCGCATGTCGCCTCGACCATGGCCGTCTTGAGATCGGCGTCGGACGGGGTGCCATTCGGCGCCGCGTCGTAACGGTCATTTCGGCAGGCACGTCGCACCAACACCGACGCCTTTCGCAGCAATGGTTTTGTCTCGTCGCCGTGCTGCGCGTCTGTGAAGTTCGTCAGATCCGCGGGCGTTGCGTAGACGATCACGCGCTGCTCCTCTGCTGTGAAGTTGTGGAAGTCAGCCCCGGCGGCGGGAGGCCACCGACACCACCGGGGCTGACGTCAAGGACGGATCAGGCTGCGAGGCCGCGGATCACGCCGTGAGCGCGCTCGTTGCCGTACTTCAGTCCGATCTCGCCGTAGATCTGCGACTTGTCCGAGGCGCCGGTCTTCGCCAATTCCTCTTCGAACAGGACGCCCTTGCCGGGGATGTTCAGGAACACCGGCTCGACCTGCTCGGCCGACACCACTGTTATGGCGTCGGGCGGCAGCGCACGGTCGATCGACACGTTGAGGGTGCCGAAGTCGGTGATGAGGGTGTCGACCGCGACACCGCCAACAGTGCGACTCGGACCGACGAGCGAGGTCTTGGCACCAGCGGCGACGTACGCCTCGGTGATAGCGACCTTCTGAATCGACGGCACGAACAGGGTCGCGGTGCCCTGCTGGCTGATTCCGCCGTTGTCGAATACCGACTGCAGCAGCCCGTTGATGGCCGCCGGGGTCAGCGCGGTCGCAGCCTTGACGTACGCGATGCCGGTCTGACCGGTCGCGATGGTGATTGCTGCGCCACCCGAGGTCAGTGCCACCTTGAAGCTGTCGGTGGCCTTGCTGACCACGTAGTAGACGCGGTCCTTGCGAAGCTCGGCGGGCGGCGCGGTGAACACCACCTTGTCGCCGTTCGCGAGGGGGGTACCGACCTCGTTGATGATGTTCGCTGCACCGGTGGTGAGAGCACTGGTCGGTGCGGTGCCCTTCACGTTGGACGAGATCACCGACAGCAGCCCGGCAGTCTGACGCGGGGTCGAGTTGTCCGACGGCTTGACCTTGGTCGAGTGCCA